AATAATATATAATTTTAAAATTAAATAATTAAGTTTTTATATAGTTTTATATTATATGAAATATAAATTTCTTATAGGGAGTATTATATTTTTAATACTTATATTAGTATTTAAAAAAAATATTGAAGGATTTAGTGGATTATATGATTTATCAACACCTGGAACTTATCCAAAATCTGTTAACCAAGCAATATTAAATGATTATCCTCTAATAAACAAAAATGAAACATCCACAAATAATTATAATCAAATATGGTGGCATTATCCTGTATTTAAATTAGGTTCATATAAGCAAATAACTAACAATTTGAAATATTATGATAATCCAGATAATGGAACTTGTTCACCAGCAGATTTTTGTGGTGCTTTATATAAAAATAAAAAAGATACTAAGTCAAATATTACATTGCCATTACCTCCAGTACAACCAGGTTTAAGAGTTGGTTATTTTATAACTGAACCATATACTTGATAAAAATAATAAATAAAAAATTGAATTAAAAATTATAATACTTATTATAAGTATCTAAAGAATGAAAGTTTTAATAAAATTAGATAATCTTATTGAAGGACAAGTTATTAAACGCCCTTCAAAATATATCAAAACTCCATATGTTGCTGATATTTTATGCGATGATGAAGAAGTATTAGGTCATACTGCTTCATTAGGTTGTTGTGGACTTGCTGATGTAAATGCGTCTGTTTTAATATCTCTAAGTCCAAATTCAAAATCAAAACCAAAAAATAAGGCAAATATGAAATGTACTCATACTGTATACTTATCAATATTAAGAGAGAGAGGATATGAACAAATTATTGGAATTCATCCAAAGTTAGCGGAAACATTAACCGAAGCAGCTTTGAACGCAAACTTACTGACGAAATTACAAAATATTAAAAGATATAGAAGAGAAACAGCTATTTATGTTAAAGATAAAATAGATTCACGTTTTGATTTTACTGGTATAGACCAAAATTGTATTCCATTTATAATGGAAGTAAAAAATGTTCCATTAGCAGACTATGAAAACGTTACTTTTAAAGAGAGGACTAAAATGAATTTTAATGATAGAGACTTTAATTCAAAAGTATCCTATTTTCCTTACAATTATAACAAGAAACCTTCTGAACCTGTTAGTCCAAGAGCATTAAAACATATTAGAGAATTAACATTGATAAAAAAAGAAACAGAAAAAAAAATTCGATGTATAATGTGTTATGTTATACAACGAACTGATTCTAATAGATTTCAACCATCTGTTATTGATCCAGAATATAGAGATGCGTTTAAACAAGCAATAGAATCAGGTGTAGAGATAATTACAATGGTTGTTAGTTGGAATAGAAATGGTGAAGCTACTTTCATTAGGGATGATTTACCAATTGATCTATAAAATAATACAAAAATATAAAATAATACAAAAATATATAATTTATCATTATTAAGGTAATATTTAACAAGAAAAATTTTATAATCTTTTTTACACATTGTCAAAAACAATGTCAAAATCAAAATCAACATCTTGTGTTTGTTTTTTTATAACATTTATTTTACATGTTTCTTTATTAAAATGTAACAAACAACCTTCTGATGATTTATCTAGATTAATATCCTTTTTTTTTGGTCTGCGATTTGGTTCGCGATGCCCGTAACCAGTAACTCTTTCTTTTGTAATAGTGTTCCAAATATCCTCTAATTGTTTAATATTATCATTAAACCATTGTTGATTTCTACAAACTAACACACAACTGAATTTTTCTAATTTCCAATAGTGTGTCTTCATATATATATAATTAAATTCAGAGCTACCCTGATAATAATCTACCATGTTTTCTTGCCACAAAGTAATATCATTAGAATGAATCATATCTAATGGTTTATGAACGTAAAATGGTTTACCTTCTTTTGTATGAAAGTAAATCATAAGTCCTTTCATACATTTTTCTTTTGATAAACATAAATTGTCTTCATTTTCGGTATCACATAAAAATGATGTATAATCAGGATATTCTGTAAATTTTGTTTCTAAAAAGTCACATTCATCTAATTCGCAAACTTCCATTTGAAGTTGCATTTGAATCCAATATTCTTTTTTGGGTATTCCATTTATTTCTCGATTAACAATATTTTTAATTTCTAACATACGACCATAACGCTTTGAATGTGGATCAACATTAATTCCATCAGGAGATGCTCCAATAAATAAATAAGTTTTGTGTTGAATACATCCAAAATCTTCTATTTTGGTATCGTACATATGTTCATAAATTTTAACTGAAAGTGGTTCATATTTTTGTCCCCAATGAAGTGTAGTGTTAGTATTTACCATTACAACTTCTTTTATTTCCTCTTTATATAAAGTTGGATTTAATGGTTGACATTTTTCATAAATAAGTTGATTTTTAACTTTTTGATTTTCAAATGCTTTATAGGCATTTGACGCAGTAATTAAATTATGACGAAACTCATACCATTCTTTTGTTCTTTGAATTGGTTGAGGTTTATTTCTAAGAACATTTATTTGTTGTGTAATATAATTATTATGTGGGTCTTCTAAAATAATTGTATTAGAATAAGAACGTGGTGGCATATAATTATTAAAAAATTCATCTTTAGCATATTCAATAATATCATTCATTTCGTCTTCAGCTTCTTCTGTATAAAATATGTCAAATTCAAATTGTGAATACATTAATTCTTGAATATTTTCATCAAATATATCTTCAAAATCTGGGTCAGAAACAAAAGTAGGGTAGTCTTTAATAAATTCTTCCATTAAATATAAACAAGTTTCATATAATTTTAAAAATTCATCATCATTAAAGTATTGTACTTCTGTTTCAGGCATAATTGTATCAGTAATGTCAATTAGTTCAAACATATTATATAATATATAATTTTATTTTTATACTAATATTTTTATAATTTATTAATTATAAATTATAAATTGTAGTTAATCATCTTTATTAAATGTCTCTTTATCAAACTCGGAATCAGAATCAGAATCATCCATATTTTTTATATTTTTGGCAGTACCTTGTTTTTTCTTTGGAGCTAATCCTTTTAAAGTGGAAACTCTTTTATCTATATTTTTAAGTGTAAAATGTGTTAATGGTTTATTAAAAAATAACGCTGGTATATTTTTTATTTCACCAGTATCTTTATTATAATTAACATCTTTAACCCGTTGTAATTTTTTTTTATCTAAACAATCTTTAAAAAAAGAAATAAGTTTATCATATTCTGTATTAGTTAATTCATTAAGTAGTTTATAGTTATCGGCAAACAATGTTAATTTTCTAATTTTAGCAGTTTTATCTAATTTGCTCCAAGGTTCATTTGAGTTTGTAATTTTTTCATTTTCAAGAAATTTATCTAAATTAGCTAAATCACTAGATGATTTACTTTCAGTTCGTGAAAACTCATTTTGTGAACTAGTAAAAATTTTTGATTTGTATTTAAGGGTTTTTAAGTCATTACAATCGGTTGGTTGTATATTTTTGTTCATTTATACATTCTATTGTAAAATAGATTTTAACTTAGTTTTATATAATAATATTTAAACTATGTATATTCAAAATTATGTTTAAATTGATTTTATTGTAAGTTATTATAATATATAGGTAATGGAAAATAATGATAATATGAATATTAAACAAATAATATTAGAAGAACCACAAAACAATAAATACACCAAAAAAATAAATTATGAAAAAGAGAAAAAAATGAGAGTAGAAACCAAAACTTGGGGTTTAAGTGAAAAAGAATTATCTCATCAAACTCAAATTAATATGTTAATGTCCGAGAATTGTATAAACAATGAAAATAATAATAAATATATATCAAAACTAATATCTCATATAAAAACAAAATTGTATTGTTATAAACAACAGGATATATTAAAGAAAATTTTAAATGAAAAAGAATTTGTTAGTTTTGAAGAGACAATCGAACTGTTAAAAAAATCAAATATGAAATGCTGTTATTGTTCTAATGAAGTTTATGTTCTGTATGAACGTGTTAGAGAATTAAAACAATGGTCTCTTGATAGAATTAATAATGATATTGGACATAATAAAGGAAATTTAGTTATAGCATGTTTAGAATGTAATTTAAAAAGAAGAAGAACTAACAAAGATGCTTTTATGTTTACAAAAAATATGGTTATTATTAAAGAGGGAGTTATAAAATAGAAATAGTATATTTTATAACATTATTTTATCAATCATTATAATAATGTATAATACGTGGAAATGGAGTACTGGTGAAACTTATTATAAAAGTCCTAAACCAGAAAAAAAAGTTTATGAACAGCAAACATATGATTCACAAATAAATGCTATAAACCAATCTTTAGCTGATGAAACTTTATTTAATCAAGATTCCGACCTAATAAATATAACAAACTCAATGTTTTCTAGAAATCAAAACGCAAGTGGAACAAAACGTGAAGATTTAGATACAAAAATAGCAGATCGTGAAATGATTGCCCAAAGAGGATTTAATCCTTTTTTACAAACAAGTTATGTAAATGATATTGTTACTCGTGATATGTTTTTAAAACCTATAAATACTACATTTGAAAAATCTAAAGAAACTTCTAAAGAACAATCAACCTAATAGAAACTTGTAATTAAATACTTTTAACACACATTGTATGAAGTAAACGATTTGCTAAGTATGCTAAAAATGTATTTAACAAAACTAAACAAGCATTAACTATAAACATCATATCTATTTTTTTTACATGAGTAGCCATAAAATAAATTGTTGATAAAATACTCAATACAAATAATATACCAAATGCTATTGATAAAGCATAAAAGTAAACACAATATTCTCTTGGCAAAGGACCAAAATATTTATCCATAAAAGAAACTGACATATAATATTAATTTATATATTAAATTAATATAATTTAAATAATTTATTTAAAAATAAAACTACTTAAATAAATATTTAAAGCCTTATTAATGAATAATTCTAATTATACAACGCAAAATGATTTATTGCTTAAAAATTTAATGATTTTTTATAAAACTTATGACTTGGATGGAATATACAATACCAATAATAACTTAGATAAAATTTTAAAGATTATTACTGGTGAAACAAAAATCTCACTTCGTATTGTTGATTGGTTTGCTACTAATTACGCTAAAAAATATTACACTCTTTATGTTATTGAAGGAACACATGATAATGTTACTAGACGTTTTAAAGTTTATGATGACTATAAACTTAAATTAAAGGCTTATTCTAAGAAAAGGTTTGACCCTTTTTGCCGATGGGATCGCATTAGTATTCCTTATAAAAATGGAACATCTATTGAAACTACTATTGGACAATTAAACTTTTTTAAATGGACACTTGAGAATAAAGTAATTGAATATATTGAGCAAAATTATGCTGAAATTGAAAAAGATATGAATAATCGTAATAGCACTTCTAAACGTAAAGAAATAATTACGGACAATTCAAAAACAAGAAAGAAAAGAGAAGAATTGTCAATTTCAGCAACTAAAAGCATTAAAAAAGAAAAAGTTGAAATTATTGTTCAATTTCATTAAATAGATAATTTGTAAATAATTTATAAAAAATTGAATTACTTTTTTATAAATTACTTTTTTATAAAATACTTTTTATAAAATACTTTTTATAAAATACTTATTATATTAATATAAGAGAAATGGAACAACCAATAATTAGCAATAATATTGTTGATAAAAATTTGGAAGAAGAATTATATTTAAACAAATATATTATACCAAAAAAAATAAAATCTAATTCAAGTGGCAATAATAGAAAACATATAGAATCAGAAACATTTCCTGTATTGACATTGTGTCCTCTTCCAGAATCTTTCAATAAAGATAAAATAGAAGAAGACATTAAAAAATATATGGAACCTAGAGAAGAATATTATAAACATAAAAACAGGTCTCCATATGTTGAAGATGAATTTAGTGAATATTTTACCGCAAGGGCTACCAGTGGCTGTGAAATAGGTAGCGGACATTGTGGTATGGATGTTAAAACAAAAAATGATGAAGGTGTTGATGCTATGTGTGTTATAATGAACAAGGATATATCAAATGAAAAGTCTATAATTCAAAATTTTGCTTCATCTGGATCAGATTTAGATACATTATTTAAGGAAAAAAGAGATGTTGAAGCAGTAGGATTATTTATGAATGACTATAAAAAAAAATTAGAAAAAGTTAAGAAAAATACAAATTTAAAAGATTTATACATATTGGCATTTATATCTACAGATACAGATATTTATATTGCGTGTTTTAAGATTGATATTGAAAAAATTACTTTTGTCAAATCGGGTGGGTTTGTTAAAGGAAAAAAAGAAAATTATGTAAATATACTTATTAATAATTTTATAGATTATAATATTGGAAAGGTT